GTCGCCAATTCTTAGTGAATCAAAGTTAGCCCCAGTGTGTTCAAGTTGAACGTTAAGGTCGCCAGCAGTAATTTGAATATCACCAGTAGCTGATGTTAGTTTCACAGGCAGAGGTTGGTTGTTTGCAGGTGTTATGCTGTCTTCGATAACTTCAACAACAGCGCCATCTAGTCTAAACTTAACCGGACTGTCCAGTGTAGCATTAACGTTAATAGAACCGTCAGCTTGGACATCTAATTCATCACCATCAGAATCAACTATAGAAATACCACCAGTAGATCCTGCTAAATTAACATCGAGCGCTTGTACTGCTCCTGTTGTGTTTGTGTGCGTCAGTAATGTTCCGTCCGAAGAACGAAGATAAGCACCAACAGAATCACTATCTGCAATTTCTGTTGGATCGAAAATTAATTGGTCTTTTCCAATTACACTCATAAAACCTCCCTAAGGTTATGTCCAGTAAACCAATTCTACAGTTTTACCGGGTTTATTTGTTTCAAAGAATATCGTAACGCTAGTTGTTAAAAGGTTATCTTCTGTATATATAATCGCCCTCTTTAATTCAAGAAAACTCCCTGCTGCGTCATATTTTATTTTTAGTTTTGTATCGTTCTCTCTTACTTTTATAGTAAATTTTTTGGTATTATCAGGTAGTGCTATTGATTGTTCAGTATTAGCCAATAGCACCGTCAGGTTTACGATTGTTGGAGTTCTCGAACTTGATTCTAAAGTCACTTCAATAGGACTTGTATCTATAACCTCAAAGGTTTTTTCATAAGGATTATAAACATACTTAATGTCGTTTTGTTGAGGGAAATCGTAAGTCTTTACTAAACTTGAGATACCATCCTGTATTGTATCGAAATTAAACCCCGTATCAAAATCTGAAATACTAGATTGACCTATTACTTCATTTTCTATTTGTATTTTATTACCAAGTAACATTTTAACATTAAACTCTGGTATGTTATTTAAAACGAGTTGACTTGCTAAGGCTGTAATTCCTGCAGGATCATTGAAAGCCACTGGCACTTCTATTCCTGTTCTACCGGGTATTTCAGGATCTACTCCTGTCCCTCCTACATTATACCAAACATAAAATTGTTTTTCGTTCTGTCCCGAGTTAATAAGAAATGTTTTATTATTTAAACTTCCAGCAACATCAGCTAAAGTAGTTAAGTTATATATTCCTCTTTTTTCATCATAGTAAAAATCAGCACTTTCTACTGAGTCATTACCGTCGTAAGCTAAAACAACATGACTCCAATAAGATCCTACGATATTGTCAGTATCGATGACACGTAAAGCGTCCGCTTCTTGAGAGTGAACATTCTTTAAGACCCCTCCGGGGTCTAAGTTACTAGCATACTTCCTTGTTGGTCTACCTACCACTATATACCTCTTTTGCCGAAAGCTGAATAGGATGATCAACTAAAGGGAAATATATTGAGAAAACATCACTCCAGTTTCCGTGAGTTCTTTTTATTAGAAAATCACAGACTAATCCTGCGAAACGCATACTTAAAAAATTACGCTTTAACATCTCGACTTTAACCCATGTTAAAAGTTTTCCAGAGGTATGAGGTCTAGATTTCATGCAAGCAATAATACAAGCTACTCCCAATAAAGGCAAGAGGAGTCCACCTATAATAGGACAGTTTACTGCTACGTACAAAACCCAGTCTCTCGGGTGTATCAATCTTACTTCTTTATCTTTAACGTTATTATAAAAAAACAACTTTTGATTCTTTATTTCAGCCATGATCTCTTTATGAAAAACCCAGTCTTCCCTGTAACTAATTAACATTATGGCAATCAATTGATCAGGAGACATATAAGTGTCTCTTTTGTGAGCAACTCCAAATTCAACGTGTGAGGGGTTTTGCATGAACAACCCTTGTCCTACCCTGCATTTTTCTATAGAACGCTTTAAAATAGCAATTCTGGCTCTCTGATCGTTACCTTTTCTCTCCTCTAAGAGTATATGTTGTAGAGTCCAGAGTAGTCCATTCTCAGCTCCACTTTCATCTGGTTTTGAATTTGTTAGTCCGTATTTATCTATAAACATTATTATCCATTATATATGAGTTACGAGTGCTCTAAATGACAATTCCGTAGATATGTGTCCTGTTATATCAGTAGAATCATACGTAACTTGACCATCGTTGTCTATGTCAAATGTTACCCCAGATAAGTCTCCCAAGCTGGAGTATGAGATTTCCCAGACACCACCACGATTGAGTCCTAAAATCTCGAATGCTTCAAATAGATCCAAAGTTGCATCTCTACTTACTGATACTAAGGCTTTAAAAGACCTAACAACAAGTTTATCAAATAGTAAACCAGTCACATCAAGTCCACTTACGTTGTTTGCTCCTATAAAACTAGTTAGATCTATATCTCCACTAGCCTTGGCTAAAGATCCAGCAGGAGTTGCGTTGTTTATGTATGTCTTTATTGCGTCAACCGACGGAGCTTGATCTGTTTCGTTCCCTGTTGTGGAGTTCACCACTGCTGATGTTTTAGCCCGTGCATCTGTAAAATAAAGGTTAGCGATTCCTTCACTGAGACCATCAGTATCCTCGGCAGCAAAATCTATACCAAATAGCGAACTAAAATTAGAGATAGCTACTTTTTCATTGTCAACTTCTTCAATGGCATCCTGAACGTTGGTTGCTATGATGTCGCCTGCGGGAGTAAACGTAATCTCTGAAGCTTCGTCCTTAGTTAACACTGCAGTATCTACGTAATTTTTTACAGTTAGTGATGTTGGCACTTTCGTATCGTCTGCTGTAGAAAGAGTATCATCTAGATCAATAACTCCTGTTTTGAAATTATCTAACTCGATATTACTGACTGTATTACTATCTAGGTCTATAGTTTTATTGAGTAAGGATTGAGTATGGGTTGTCGTTGCAATTTCTCTTAGATCGCCAACTTCGCCCACTTTCATTTTAGAAGTAAGAGTTGAATCGAACCCCAAAGCAACGTTAGTTGCATCCGACATTTCAACAGTTAGACCGGCAGTGCCTAAATCGGCAGAGACTTCAGTTCCTCCATCGTTTACTGTAATATTTGCATCAGAGACATCTAAATTAGTCGAGTTTATTGAAGTTGTTGTTCCATTGACAGTGAGATCACCAGTTACAATCATGTCTTGAATGCCAGTAACATTGCCAGAATCGTCAACAGTAATTGACGTTTGTTCCATGTCAACCCCAGTAGTTCCAACAGATTTTAATAATCTATTATCTGCAACTGGAGATATTCTGTTTACTTTTTCATCTAATCCATCTTGTATTTTCTGAGAAGACCATAAAGTTGATGTTGTTGTTTGCGCGTCATCCTGTACTCTATGTTCTTCTATTTCAAAATTTAAAAGAAGGTCATGGTCAATGACAGTTTCATCAACATCTAAAACTAGGGTCTCGTTGCCAAATGGGTTGCCTATTGATTTGGTTATTTTTCCTGATAACGCAGGTTGTATTTTATCATCTAAGAATCCAGAGCTACTATCAGAGATTCTAGTCTTAACTCGAATGTCAGTGCCACCTGTAGCTAATAGATCTATTCCAAGTCTTTTGTACGTGTTTGCCATGTCCTAATGCCTCCGCTTACCTGAAAACTCAACTACTTCGATATCACACGAACCGCTATTAATAACAAAAGCAACTCTAATGTAATTAACACCCATTTCAGAAACATCCCAAATATGAGTTCCTGTTGCATCGGTTACATTCTGAACAGACTCATCAATCCTAGAAAAACTTTGACCATTAGTTGAAACCTCTAGGTAAAGGTCCATATCAAGTCCTACTCCATTCAAATAATCAACTTGAACCGAAAACGTATTCTCAACACCAGATATATCATAATCTTCAGTTGTAGTGTCAGAACTAATAGATTCTGGACCTTCTAGTATTTTCTTTTTTACAATAGCGTCAAGAAAGTTACCCATTATGATTCCTTCTTAAGTTTTTTAGTGACATAAGGCATCAAACTAACTAAGGCTAGTCCTATATCATTAGCCCCTAGTGCAGGGGTTACCATGATCTTCCCTAGCATTAATATTGCTGCGATATTTGAGATAGACAGGTTATTTTCATTATCTAGTATTCTAAAAAACCTACCGACTCTTTTAATCTTTTCCATATGCGTATATTCCCTATTATCTATTAACCTTTGGTATTTACTTATATTTTACATTTTCTTTTGACAACTCTTCTTTTTTTGTTATAATAAAAGACACGATGTGGTTGAGTATGCTAATTTCACTTTTGGTCACATTAGCTTTTCGACACATAGATTACAGTTTTATTGTACAGATGTGACACATTGTGGATTATGTATAACTTTCATATCCGGGTATATGTCTAACGGATTCCACCCACTTCTTCCACCCATCAAACTCCATCAGCTTACGTTCTAATTTACCCTTTTTTATATCTTCTGGTAAATTACGTAAATATTCTCTATACTTCCTATATTCTTTTCTCTTGTTAGAATCTAGAGGATTGTCAGCAAGTTGAGTCCAGTCGGTTTCTTTTAAAAGAACATCCCTGTCTTCTCTTAAACGTCTCAGCTCTAGTTTTAGTTTGTCTTCTTCACATGATATGCTTAAGTTTTCTAAAAGCTTTAAACGTTTTTCTGCTAACTTTTTATCTTCTTCTTCTAGTATATATTTCTTAAAGTACTCGTATGGTTGATACTGAGGAGCTGCTGTTACCAACAACTCCTCGATATCATCTAACGCCTCAAATCTTTTGGTCCACTCAGCAGTATCCAAGACGTATTCCTTTATTCTTCCCAACTAGACCATTTGTCTAGAGGGCATTTTTCTTGTCTGATTAAGCTCTTAGCTTTTATAAAACAAAAACACTCTCCACATTGTCCTGTAGCTTTTAGCCTAGGACACCCTGCGCAAATTGCTCTTCTTTCTTCTTTAACAGCTTCTGGTACAGATTGATCTACTCCAGTAGCTGCGTTCTTAGCAATAGTAAATAGTGACTTCATACCACCTTTAATCTTGCTCATTTAGTAAACCTCTCATTTGCTCAAGTAGAGGTTTTAGTTCTGTAGGGTTATTAGTTTTACCTAAGAACTCTTCGTCTTCTGGGTTAACAAAATAAAAAGAAGGAGCAGCGTAGATAGGCTCTAGTATGTCATTGCCTTCTTCGTCTTTTAGCACCTTTGAAAAAGGACGACCTGAGTGGTTTTTTAATACCTCACCTTTGTCGTCTTTTAAGTATTCTTTTGCAGGCTCTAACTCTGCATGAGCTATGTAAAGCTCAATCTTGTCTACAGGAAGAGATGCCTCAGTAAAGGTAAACTCTTTGTATTCGTTTTTTAGCTTCTCGAAAAGTAGCTTAGCTGCATCGCAAGCTCGACACCCTTCTAGTTGATAAAAAACGACCTCCATGCTACTCATATTACCTGACCTTTGTGATTTTTAACTGAGTATAAACTTCACTTACTCCAAAGTTTGAAGCGAGACCAAAGCCTGATGTTGACTGAGTTCTGCTACATCGGTGTTGAATTTCAAACACCTTAGCTACACTAATATTTAGTACTCCTTTGAATGGCGAGTTTGTCGGCATTGCCACGGAACTACTAGCATCATCTCCTCTAGCAGTACCGCCAATAATGCTATCAACTGAGTCTGTAATATTTCTAACTTTTGTTTTATGAATGTTAACAAAATAAGCAGGGCCATATCCCTCAATGGTGTATTTGCCCGAATCTAAAGTAAGTTGATTTGAAGATAGCGACAAGAAATAACAGTCTCCCTCTAGGGTATTTATATCTCTAGTTCGCCACGCTCCTGATGTAAAGGTTCCCCCTGCGCTATCGTTTATCTTAACGTCTTTAACGTAGCAAGTAGGTTGATCAAGACCGTTAGGAAATACCATCGTTCTCTCGGTTTCTTTTATGTAGTCGGGTGCCATTTTCGTAATTGCGCAATGGTAGTTTCCGTCTACGTCAACATCGGAGCTGGCAATATATGTCCTTACGTCAAAGCCAGTTGTCGTTACATTTTTTATCTCTGCATTTACGTTCCCAAAATCATCACTTGTGCATCTTACAGATGGAATCTTTGTTAAGGATAACCCTGGGTATGCTATAGAGGTGCTTCCTGTGGCAGACCTAGATACTCCGAAGGTTCCGACAATGGACTCTTCGCTAATGACGGCTGTTCCATTATTCGTTACCCAAAAAGCAAAATCATTCTCCACGCTGCTAGAATCTGTGCGCCCCATTACCACTACACCTTGGGCTGAGTCTGACCAGCCTGCGATTGGTACTTCAAGCCAAAAGGTCTGAGCCTCACCTGTACCAAAAACCGTACCACCAGTTACGGGGGAAGTTTGTACCGTTGAAACTGTCCTGTCGCTTCTCCCAAGTTCAATAAACGAGTCGCCCTTTGTAGCCAAGAAATGGAGATATGTGTTTGAGTTACTTGCTCTTAATAGCCTTCCCGTAGGGACAACTAGAGCGGTTTCCCCTCCGACTGTTAAACCATTAGGTAGACCGAGCTGAAACAAACTTCCTGTAGGTGTACCAGTTGTAAAAGTCCCTCTTATTTTCATATTAGAGCCACTTCTCATCCACTCGATTGCGACGAGGGAGGGGGTGCCTATACCTTGAAAGACTGGAGTATAGGACTCCCACTCCGAACTAGCATAAACATCTGTAGGGGCAAGAGGGTTAACCTTAAATTCGACGTCATCAATAGTCAACACTGCACCAATATTCTCAGTGATAACTTGAATACCATAACGCATTTCGGTACAAGTTTCTGGTATATTAAATACCAATTCAGTAGGCTTAACTGTTGCATTTGCTCTTAGTGGAGCAGAGGCTATAACCGCAGAATTAGTTACATCGTATACAATTAAATCTACTTCATTATTGTTACCAGTGTATGTAGAGGAGATGTTAACTCCTGCTAATTGTCCACGCTCTTTGATATCTACAGCAAAGGCAGGAAAAGCGAAATAGTCCATAGATGAACCAGCTACTTGAGTGTATTTTATACTACGATCTCCTTTTAAAGGAGATACTTCTTCGTTAACAGGACTCGCAGAGGCAACTCCTCCACCAAGAAACGCTGCATCACTACCAGTGGTAGCATCAACAGCTTCTGTTTGTTCAAACCTCTCTACGTGGAATATATCAACTCCACCAACACCAGAACCTCCGATTGAAATTAATTCAGCATCAACAACTTGGTACATTTGTTTTTCATCAGTTGCAAAGACAATTTGACCGTTTGAAGCACCAATAGCATAAACCTCTAAGTTTACTTTAGTATCTTGTTTTACATCACTTCTAATGGGCGTTTCTAAAGACGCGCCTTGTATCGTTTTACTTGTGAGTGTTTGCGAGTCGGTAGTTCCAACAACGTCGCCAGTTACACCGTGAACTCCAGAAGTATCTCCCGTATGAGATGTTAGGTCTGCGTTAGTAGCTCTGGTATCAATATCAGTTTGAAGTTCATTTACAGCTTCTTGCATATCAGTCGCAACTAAATTACCAGAAGGAACATTAGAAATAGCTGAAGCGTCATGAGCATCTACAGCATCCGACAAGTGATCAGATAACCCAGAAGCAGCATCAGAAGCAACAGTTTCGGTTGTGTCTAGTCTTCCCTCAACTTCATCAATGGCACCTTGAACTTGAGTAGCAGCAAGTCCTGATGTTGTATTAACATACTCTATGGCTGACGCAGCATGAGCGTCCGTAGCATCGGTTATGTGAGCGTCTAGTTGTCCAGATGTAGCTCTGGTATCAATATCAGTTTGAAGTTCATTTAGAGCACCCTGAGCGTCTGTGGCAGCTAGGTTTCCTGAGGGGGTGTTTGTGATAGCGGAAGCTGCATGGGCGTCAGTTGCGTCAGCAATATGGTCATCTATATCAGATTGGGCAGAATCTCCAGATCCTTGAGCAGCAGCAGCACTGTTAGCAACGTTATCAAGAGCAGCTTGAACATCAGTTCCAGCCACATTAGGATTTGTGTCATCAAAACTGATCTCTGAAGCGTCATCCTTGCCTGCGATAGCAGAAGCAACGTGAGTTCTAACTGCAGCAGCAGAGGGAAGTTCAGTATCAGTTCCTGCAACACTGATATCGGTAGTCAAAACTCCTGATTTTAGGTTGTCTACTTCTAGGTTAGACACTGTTGCAGTATCTGCGTCAATTGTAACTGAATTGTCTGCAGAACTTAGAGTTTTGTTACTTAGTGTTTGCGTTTGATCATTCGTGACAATCTCTCTTTCAGAGCCTTCAGTAAAAATCTTTTGTTTACTATCAGCAGAGTCGTTACGAATTTCACCTTCTTCTGTTGCAGCAGAAGTAGTAGGCTTTGTTATAACGCCTTTTGTGAATCTTTTCGATTTAATTGTCATTTATTTCTCCGTTATAAATCTATTGTTTGGGCTTTAAAAAGTATCAATGATGAAACGTGATCAGTTAAGTCACTGGAAGTATATGTGAATTGCCCACCTGAGGTTATATCTAGATTAACTCCAGTGTCATCACCAGTTGATTCGATACTAATTCTAAAATCAGCACCATTGAAATTTCCATATATTGGACCAGATTCAGTAATAACGGAAGCTCCGCTATCAAAAGTTCTGATTACGAGATATTCAACATCTATATGTTGAACTTCACCTGTGTTAAATACTAATCCGGGGATGTTTTGAGGAGTTATAGAATTGTTTGCTAGGTTTGCTGCACTTATCAATATATCATTTGGTCCTAAGAAATTGGCAAGAGCCGCTGTTACACCTTCTGCCCATGCTGTGGCGTCTTCTCCGTGACCGTTACCTTCACCTTGAACTGGATAATTATATGTAGTATTACCTATTTGTAACTTGATTGACATAGTGGACCTTTTAATATTCTCTAATACTAGTTGTTAAATAATACGAAAAGAGGGGAACAGAACGCTCCCCTCTTGAACTTGAATACAGGACGTATTCTATTATGATTTAATGAATGTGAGTAGTACTGTTTTACCGGGACAACAGGTAAATAACGCTTGATCTGTGTACATTCTCATTTCGTAACCGTTAAAACCTTCCATTAACTTAAGGAATTGACCGCCTAGACCCGGACGCTCATAAGTAACATCGGAAGAACCGATTCTCATGAAGTCTTTCTCACAGATCATGTAAGCATATCCTTCTTTACAGTAAATAGTAGAGCTGATGCGGATAGTACCGTTTTGAGCAGTAAACTCAAGTTCTTTTGAACCGTTTTTTAGTTTAGAATCAGAGTATGAACTATCAAACTGTCTTTTAGCAACTTGCTCAGTAAGAAGGTTAGACCATGATTTAGGGTTACAAAGTAGAAGAACTTCTTCATCTGCAAGACCTTTTTCCATTGCTCTTGAGATACCAGATTCAACTTTAGCGAAAGAAAGAACAGCTTCGTTACCAGCAAAATCAGTACCAACTTCTACAACGTTACCTTTCCAGAGATTGTATGCAGAAGCATCAATGTTGAAAAGTACACCAGTATTAGTGATGATTTTGTGAATACCAGCAAATTCGTTGTCTTTTGCACCTTTGTAAAAGATTACGTCAGTAGCAGCAACTGAAAGAGTTGTTAGATCTGTCCCAACTGTAACGGTTTTAGCGTCAAAGTCGTAAGAAACAACAGCAACTTCACCTCTAAGAGCACCAGCAGCACTATAAATTTGAATTGGCATATTTTCAGTACCAGACCAAATTCCTGCAGCCCATTCGTGATCTTCGATTTTTATTACATCATCACCAGCACCTTGTACTGCTTCGACTACACCAAGACCAACTTGACCGTACATAAGTTGTACTTCGAGTCTGCGAACGAATGATTTAAGCATATTTTCAACAATAAACTTAGTTTCTTGTACAAAAGCGCCTTTACTGTTGCTTGAACGAGAAGCGGCACCAACAGAAAGAAAAGATCTAAGGACCATTTCGTGACCTTTAATCTGGGCTCTTTTGTGAGTAGAAGCAACCGCTTGGTTAAGAGCAAAAGCTGTACCATCTTGTCCACCATAAGTGAAACCGTGCTCAAGACCTAAAGAAACAGGTTGAACGTAGTCAAGACCGTTTTGTTTCTCAGCTCCGATAAAAGCAATTGAGTTATAAAGTTTAACGCCTTCAGGAATGAGATCTACGATCTTATCAGCATAGATATCCTTAAAGTGTGCGTTAAGTGTTTGAAAATCGTTATTTTGTGGCATTATTAATCTCCTAATAGATTTTTGTTTTAAAGTGTGTTATGATTAAATTGTCATATTCACATGAGGGTATCTAACAATCCATTAAGGGTATGTATGAATCCTAGTTATGTTTCAATAACTCTCTAATGCTAGTTGTTAAATTATCGTCCTAAGTTCCTGAAAAAGTCAGAAGATCTAAGTTTTTCTTTTGAAGAATCTTCTGTTTTCGATACCTTAGCCGTTTCTTTTATTGTTTGCTTTGGGTTATTCTTTATAGAATCTACTCGACTTTTACGAAGTCTTTCGATATTCTTTTTACCAATAACTTCCTCCATCATAGTTTCTGGTGCGTTGTCTAGGAAACTTCTCATCTCTGCTCTAATTTCTTTTTCTACTTCAGGTATAATATCTGCAACAGTGATTCCGCTTGCATCATATCCATTCTCTTCAGCATAATCCATAGCATGTAACAGTGCATCTGCAATCCTAGCCATAGTTTTTTGTGTCGGAGGTAAAGTACTGTTATCTTTTAATTCAGTAATGATTTCTTCTTCTAATTGCGCTCCAGCTTCTGCTATTTTTTCTTGTTCTTCTTTGTCTTGTTGAGTTTTCTCAATTTCTTGAAGACGTTTGCGTGCTTGAGATAGTTCGATTTCCATCTTTTCTTTCTCTAGTTGATCTGGGGTTTTTTTCATTTCTTCAATTCGATCTTCGATGAATCTTTCATTAAGATCTTCTGGATCTAGACCTAGCTCTTTTAATACTTCCCAAGGATTAGATTGTAGTCGGGCAATTTCATTTTCATACGTTTTTTTTAATTTTGCAGCTTCTTGGGCTGTGTGATTAAAAGCTGCTGATTTTTGAAGTTCTTGTCGGACGGCATCTTCATCCGAAAGATCAATCTCTCTTTCAATTGTTTTACCATTAACTTTTAATTGGAACTTACGTACCATTGATTTAACTTCTTCTTCCGAAGCACCATCTTCAATAGCCTCTGCCACTTCTTCTTGAAACTCTTCGGTAGTTTCTGCTTCAACTTCGGGTGAATCAACGATATCAGGTGAATCAACGATATTAGGTGAATCGTCAACAATTTCTAGATCTGTTGTTTCTTCTAAAACTTCCGTTACTTCTTCTGGTGCTGAATCTACTGCTTCATTCGACATAATCTTCTCCTATGTTACAATTTATATATGTAAACATGTCTCAGCCGTTATTGGTATGAGACTAAAATGCTGTGTTGTCGTCTTCGAATTTTCTTTGTTCTCTTAATTTTTTTAGTTTTTTTAATATCCTCTCTTCTTTTTTTGTGTCACCATCTTCTGATGCTTGGATTGAGTCTTTCGCTAATTTCTTCATAACAGACGTCATTGTTTTATCTCTTAGTTTTTCCAAAGCTTTTTTCCGAGCTGTATTGGGACTTTTTAATGATTCAGAACCATCTACTTCAACAACATCACTATCTAAATACGTCTTTACTCTCTTTTTATCTTTCATTAACCTACCTTTGGTGGTTGTGCAACTCTAGGCATCCCTGAGGTATTAGATGCTTGTTGGGACTCTGCTCCGGGGTTTCCCATTGCAGGAGAGGGTGCTTGATTAGGTTGAGGTGCTGCTGCATTATTAGGATTGACAGGACTACCTCCAACTGGAGCTAGAGGTTGTTCTCCTATTATACTAAGAAGATCTGGGTTAACTTGTCTCAACGCATCAACGTGCTCTTGGATATGAGCTAGTGCTCTTGTAACTAATTCGATGTCTAGTCGAGCATCGGGGTCAGCAAGTACAATTTTATGCTCTCTAATGTGTAAAGCATGATCGTCGGTATCAATTGCAATAACATCACTACTATCATCAACCAGTCTTTCGTTTTCTGCTTTTATTAATAACAGTTCGTCGTGTTGACCTTGGATCAAAGGTTCTAGTTTACCAGTATTAAGCACTGCGAAATATTCTTCTGGACTTTTTATTAGTCCCATTTGTAAAAGATTAGAAGCCATCTCTGCTCTACCGGCTGTCGTCTGGGAAAGAGGATTACCGGCATCAACCACAACTCTAGTGATACTATTAACATCATCTCCGACAAATTCTTTCATCTTACTTCGATTAGATTTTCCTGCAATTTCGGCTATCCTAGGGACTTTTGCAAAATCCTGAATTAGCTTAATTAAGCCTGTACCGAGGTCTTCAATCAATTGGATATAAGATTGAGACAGACCTGAAAGAAACTGTAATGCTTGAGATTGAACTAATGCTAGTGCATTACCCGACCTCAGTGAAGCTTCAGGATTACCCCTTGCAACAGAGTTAACACCAGAAACCGTTTCCATTGCTCTCTCTATCATTTGTAGGAAGTTAAAGATTTCTCCGGGGGTCTGAGTTAAGTTTAATGAAGTAGGTGCACCTCCGTTTGGAGCCCCATCTACTGTGTTGTATTCGATAAAATTCATACCTTCTGCAACCTGAGAAACTTTAACGTCATTACCTCTTGGACTTAAAATACTTTGAACTCCGTGCGCATTTTGGTTAGTGAGAATTGTAGAATATAATGTATTTACTGCATCCTGCATTGGAAGTAAATCAAACATTGAAGTATACCCATAAGGTGTACCTAATATGTCCGAAGGAGATATCCTATATATAGGCAGGTTTCTATAAGGCATGGGAGTATCCATAAGCGCGATATTAGTATCAACATAAAGAAGATACCTGCCCTCAGGAATGGACTCTGTTTTTTTATGAAAAAACTCATACACAGGAACTTCAACGGTATCATCGATATACGACAACGTTGCGCGTATCCCACTTTGTTCTTGGTTTTTAGACTTTAGAGACATTATTTCTTCAGCTTTTTCTGGATATTTTGCCGCAATGTCGAATTTATTCTTAAACGTTCTAGTAAGAACCCAATCGTGGTTTTCTGCGCTTTCTTTTGTATTATCAAAAATAACATCATAAGGTGATAGGTTTTCAAACTCAACATCACCTTGATATACTGGGAATGGTTTTAGAATACGACCATTCTCGTCAAGAGGGTTATCGTCTTCATCATAGTCAACTATTAGTTCTTCATCAAAGTCTATTGTATCGTATACTTCACCGCTAGTTGAGTTCCATTCCATTTTTATAAAACCCGAACCAAGAACGATAGCATACTCAACCGCTTTTTTAATAAACCTTTCTAGTCGTTTTTCTCTCATATAGTATTCTAGGATGCCATGAGCGAGGTATGTTTGAACTTGAGATTTATGGTCGATATTAGATGATCGTGCTTGGAAAGCTGGTCGAGTTGATGTCACCATAACTAACATATGTTGAGCTATATTTCTAAAGTGATTAACCGCAATATTTACATACTCACCTTGCTCTCCTCCGAAAGTTATTTGATGTCCATCTCCACCATTATCAGTAAAATAGGCTCCATGATACGACATCCAGCTTCTTTTAATTTTTTCAAGGTATCTATTATGATATAGGTGATTAAACCAATTAGAACCTTTCTTTGATAAATATTCGACGGTTTTCTCTACTTTGTCTGCAGCAAAATATATTTCTGAACTCATATTATCTCCTGTTTCTAGTTGTTACTTTTTCCGATTCATCACTGAGTTCATAAAAGTTTGTTGACTAGTTTGTTTATTTCCTAAGTGTGATTGGTAAACATTACTTCCTGATAATTCGAAATACCCTTCTGGATAGGGATTTTTTTCAGGTTGCAAATTTCTAACGAGATACACGAGCGCATCAAGTAAATCTGAGTGATTAGCTTTAATATTCTTATTTTTATTTCCTTTATTTCTAGCAAATTCTTTTCTATTAGGTTTCCATTTAGCATTGCGAATATGTTCTATTAAATTAACACATCGGGGATGGATCTCTATCTCACCACGTTTAAACATCATCCTAACCATGTTCACTTTATCTTCTTTTCCGTCTTTTTTTGTAGCTTTAAATCTGATATCATGGTTAGCAAGAAGGTCGTTTATGAGAAGTGGTAAGTTATTATCAATAATTCTCATGTAAGGTTTTTTTACTTCGCCAGTATACGGGTTTGTGTATACTGAGGATTCTTTTCTAACTATACAATTAGCTATATCGTCAGTGGTTAATGCTCTTTGTCCTTCTCCACCAAGAACACCTTCATCTACTATTACTAGTTTTTTTCTAAGGTAATCAAAATAACCAAAAACTATTCCAGTTAAATCGACAACTGCCGGATCGCACGACACGTACCCATCGTAGTAAACTGGAATTTCTACCTCTTTGAGTATATCTTTTTCAAGATCGGACCACTCAGGAATAACCATTAAAGAACTATATGTATTACTCTTAAGAAGGTATTCTCTTTGGTATTCTGGATCTTCCTCTCCTAGAGGGTATCTGGCTATAATTTTTTCTCTAACTTTATCATTAATTAACGGATTCGAGTATATATCGTACTCAACAAGCCAACCTTTGGATCTATAAACATCAACAAAGTTAGTTAAAAAAGGATGATCAGGTTCTTTAGAGGGAGTTGATGCTATTATCATTTTACCATTAGTAGTTGTCATGGTAGGTAATAGAATAGAGTTAACTATGTACATCATGTCGTTATAAGGAAAAAACCCACCTTCGTCACATAATATTAAATGTATAGTCTTTCCTCTTGCCGCTTCTGCATGTCCACCATCAGCACCAGCCATCATAATAATAGAACCGTTGGGGTATACAAATTCTTTATCTGCGATTTTATGTTCAGGTTTAAGGTATTCAGGACAATCTTTATGTATTGTTCTCATTTGTTCTTTAGCGACTGCTGCTGCCATGTTTTTTTTAGGAAACATTAATAGAACTTTTGTGTTCGGGTTTTTTTGACAATACTCTGCAGCAATTAAACACATGGTATAACTTTTTCCTGTTTGTCTCGAACATAAGAAAACGGTAATGTCGTGAGGCGAGTCGTACACTTTATCGCGCATTTCTTTTTGTATTCCTTTTAGCTTATACGACAAATCTCCAATTTCCCAGAGTTTCGCTATTGCTTGTTCTTTAGATAATGTCTTTTTTCCACGTTTGGTTGTCATTTGTTCCGTCGAATTTATTAGATTTACTGTTATTTTTAACTTTTTGCTATTTTGATCAGATCTTTAACTTGGGCTTTAGTTTTGGTTTTAGCTTTCTTTTTAGGTTGACCTCCCCTAATAAGGTTCAAGTCTTTCACTAGAGTGTCGAATATTTTAGCTTGTTCTTGGTCGAAAGCCATTCCTTCAGATTGTTCCTTTAATCTACCTATCTGAGAGATACATATATATTCCTCATCTGACATTTCAGGTATATCATCTATGTCTAGGTCATTATCTCTTATAATCTGTTCATACTTGTAGATTTCTTTTTCTAATTCGGAAATTTTTTTTCTTAAAGCTTCATTCTCAAATCCACTTTCCATTCCTAGTATATCATCTGACATTCTTTCTCCTAATCTCTCTAGTAAGTTTCACGCCAAGTCCCATTGCTTGGATGACTCGACGAACTCTTTCTTTTAGGTATCTAATGTCTTTGGTTTGAGATACCCCTCTCCTAACTATGTTTCCATTACCCATATTAACGATCTCGAATTTCATACCTTCAGGGTAGAGTCTAATGGTATAACGTGCTCCGGTTACTTGTGATAATATAACCCCAGATACGAGTCTTTCATTTTTCTGGTCTTTAAAGTATCTTATTCTAGTTTTCATTAAGTCCTCTTGTCAAAAACATTTATTTACTTCCTGTAAATTGTTTTTGCCTACGGCATCCTGCCTAAAAGCGCATTCCACCTTTAGTTTCGATAGTTTTACTAATTTCACGTTTTGTGTATTCTTGATCTGTTAAGAACTTCTTAAGTTTTAAGGCTGCAATGTCATTTTCTTTTTTTAAGGCAGCGATTTCGGAATCTTCCAAAATAGGCTTTTTAAGGTCAAGCTCTTTATCAAGGATACGAAATTTTCTTAAGTCCTTACGGTGTAGATGTGACAACACCTTAGGGACTACCATCAAAAGAGATAGGACACCTAAAACGAGAGCTTCTTGGAATGTAATTGGATGTAATACTGATTTAGAACAAATAAATAATAAATAGGCTACAAATAAGCCTAACGGAAGGTGTTTCATTTTTTCACTCCTGAAGTAAGTCCAGTAAACCAGCAATTAAGTATTGTTTACTTTTTCTTTTTAAGTAGTTTTTTTAATTTATCATATTTGACACCACCACATGCGTAAGTGTCATTATCTTCTCTTTCTTTTCTTTTTTTGTTGGCAGCATCAATGGCTTTTGCCCGAGCTATGTCAGTTGGGTCCATTCCTTCGTAATTTCTTTCATAAGGATCTTTCTCGCCAGTTTCTTTTCTTCTTCTTTTTTTAGAGAGCAATTTAGCTCCCATAGCTTTCCAATCCATATGTTGACTCTCCCAAGTATATATGCTATTCTTATTTTGACGTATTAATAACCTATATCTAGTTGTTAAATTTATGAAAAACTACCTATTTAAATCTAAAGTTCTTTTCCCTTTGTCCTTCTGAAGAGGAGTATTGGGTAGATGCGGAGATTATTGTTGATGAATTAGCCTACATGATTTTATCTCAATGGGAAGTAGGGTCATCTAGAGCAGTTTGGTAGGTTGAGAACAATAATTCTCTATATTTTAGGTTTAATGTTACAATTAAGGAGTCAATATGGGGTTATCTGGAGCAGTCTGTCCGGCAAATAGGTCTAAAAACATTCTAAAAGACCTTCAATACATAAAAGAAACCTATGTTGAGTACTTTTTAGGTGGAAATGAGAGTGGTTTGCGTGAAGCTAGTGATCTTTTTTCTAAGATTGAAAAGTATATAGTAGAAATCTCAGCAGAAAGGAAAGTACTAGATGCTAAATTGGCTGAAGAAATTAAAAAATCTTAAAATTTGGTGTTATTTTGGGTTTCATAGATGGGTAAAGATTAAAAAGGAGTTGATTTGTTCAAAATGTGGAAAGATTGTACTATTCTAATAGGTCTTTCACTGCCTCCCGTACTTTTTATTTGCTTTTGTTTGTATTTTATAGTACCTTCTTACAGAGTTGGTGATTGTTTATTGCTAAATGATAACAATAAGTTGTACAGAGTTACTGGTTTCAGACTAGACCGCTATATTTTGAACGAAAAGATAAAATTAAATTATAGAATGGTAGATAATAGCTCTAAAAAAGTAAAATGTACCATTTCTGTAAAAGATAAATATATGTTAGATAAGGACTTTAAATGAGAAAAGTGTTTGATAGCATTGCTATAATTCTAATAGGTTGGAGTTTAGGTACATTAATTACACACTTAGTATTAGGAGTTTAGTATGTATTGTGCTATATTAACTTTGTTGTTGGTTAACGGACAGAATTGGACATTTGAAGACCTGAATGATATGGAGTATCAGGCAATCAAATGTAATACCAGAGGGTTAGGTTGTTTAAGTAAGGTTACGAAAAAGAGTGAATACGAAATAGAATACACTTGTGAGGTAAAAAGATGAGTAATTATACGTTTTTATTAGAAAATGAAAATAGAAGACTAAGAAAGTCAGTTAAAAAAGAAGTTGAAGACAACCATAATCAATTATTTGATAGAATTGACTTTTTAAATGACAAAATTATCGAAGCAATCGGTTGGATGCACGCTGAAGCTTGTGTTGCTGTAGACAAAGGGGAAGATATTAGAAATATATCAATCCCAGATTTAATAGATAGAGCAAAAAGGGATTTAGAGTTGTGATCTGTACGGTACTGTTGTTAGTTCTACTAAATGGTCAAACATGGACCTTCAAAGACCTGACTAATATCAGAGCTTCTGCTAAATCTTGCCAAAGAGAATATAAACAATGCTTAGGTAAGTTTGTGAAAAAGGGTAATAGGAATTACTATGCAGAATGTAAAAATAAAAGTAAGTAAATATAAAAGAGAGATAGAAGAATACTACATGTATGAAGATATTTTTTGTACTAACTGTGGAGAAAAAGGGCACGTTTATAGTCGGCTAGGTAATGAATGTTACTACCAAGGGGCAACTTATTATTGTATTAATTGTAGTAGCGTGGCAATGGAACCTTGCTTCCATAAAACCGAAAATGACGAATCTATCATTGCTTTGAAGAAGACATTAGAGAAGGCTTTAGAGCTTGACAAGAAAGAGGACTAGGGATAGTATAGGTTTAGCCCATGGGAGGGCTTAGAGAAAGGATGAGAGCTTCTGGGGGAGGAGTTAGTAATGGAGACTACGTTTACAATAAAATTAGACCATGAAGGGTTTTTTATTGCAAGAAATGTGACAGTTATGTCACCCCCTACAAGATTAACCGAAGAACAATTAATGGAGCTAAACGTTGACGTTGTATATATTTAATACTATAAGACAAGCGATCTACCAAAAATGCTTCCTGAATGTTCCAAGCTAAGTTTAAACGGAACTAAAGATTACAAAGTACACACGCTAACCCAGAGAACCGATCGTCTTAGAGGGTGTAGGTTTTATTTGTCGATTGTTTTTGGTTTAATGAAACGTGCGAAGAAATAATCCGTATCACCAAAAGGGACACTAAAGTTCAAGCTATTGATTGTTGGTCTGGAGAATGGGGTGATGTGTGTAACATACAGTATTAAGTCTAGGTAAGTATATATATTGTTAGAGAGTCTCCTATAAATCACCCAACCCAAATGTCCCTCACCCCCCACCACCCCCCTTGGCATGGAACTTGCAGATGCAATAAACGTGCCAGTGTTCTAGCTGGCATGGAACTTGCAGTAGCAATAATTGTACCAGAGCTACCCCTTGCAAGTAACGGACCAAGAAGACTTGGCAACCTACTTGCAGATGCAATAGTTGTGCCAACCTTCTAAGATAGTTCTTGACACATAATAGTTTGATTACCCAAACAAAGATAGTTCTTGACAAACCTTTTAGTATGCAAGATCTATGCCATTAATACCTTGTCAAGTGTTAATATTCTGACACCCATTGTATAAACATTTTACATATCTATCAGGATAACAGAATGACCGCTCTAAGCTATCCTAACGTTACCCCTAGTCAGTACATGGAAAGTTATTTTAAATGGATTCTAGAGGTAATCTGAGCTGCCACAGATTGTTGGTATTAGGTCTATGGCATGTTTCTTGCAATACCTTCTTATAGTGTATATAAAAATAGTGCTTGTAATAAATGACACATGGTGTATACTGGTTATATAGAAATAAACAACAAAGGAATTAAATATGACTAAGTGTCCAAGTATTTTAACTCACCTATTAAGCGTTTATAAATCAGCCAATGATGAGGGAGCTGCTTACAGAACATTAAAGGCTTGTGTATTCACTAATAATCAGCCAGTCAATATAGTGTCAGCGATGACGGCGATTAGAGACATTCAATGTATGATTAGATTAGATAGGTGTCATGCTGTAGAATTAGAGTATTGTATCAGATACTTTTCAGAAGTAACGGCATATAGTGCGATTGAAATAAATCAGCGATTATAAAAATAGTGCTTGTAATAAATGACACATGGTGTATAATGAAGTATAGAAACAAACAACAAAGGGAACTTATGAACTTAGACACTACACTTATAGAAAATTTAGAGCTGATAGACAAAAAGAGAGTAGGTCAGGAATTTGAAATGATTTCAAAGCATGGTAACGCATACAGGTTTAGTCTTATTTTTAATAGTCGTGGTAACTATGGCTATATAATTGAAAGGCAAAACGGAATTACAGGAAAATACCATTTTGAAACTTCTAGCGGATACCTAACAAGTAGGTCTCACCTATATCAATGCGTGGAGTCTCAAGTATTTTACCACTATGAACTTTAATACTTTTTAATTATGACACATGGTGTATAATGAGCTGATTTACTAGAGTGTAACAAAGATAGGGGGTAACTAATGATTTACTTTGTGCAATTACTAAAAGCTGTTAAAGATAAAAGAATGTTAGCAATGATGCTAAATGATATTCAGTGGGAAGTGGAGGAGCTAGGTTACACTGGTCTAGAGAGTGAACTAATAAATGAATTATTGTCTAGTCATTTTGGTGTCGAGATAGAATGCCCTAATCAACTAGATATGTTAACTAAGTGGGTACTCAATAATCAAGGTCTCATCAATACAAAGGCTGAAGAACTAGTGAAATCATATAACCTGTAAACTAGGTAACATTTAAAAGATCATAGCCCCTAGAAATAGGGGTTTTTTTTGGTTAAAATAGTTATTGACAAACAGTGGCACTTGTGCATACAGGGGATAGTTGCAATGACCTAAAACTGCTGGAAGAACTGGACCTAATATTGACTGAGATAGAGGTAAGTGGTTGATATCAAAGGGGTTTTATGGCAGCCTTCTTTGGTATACCCTATACACTACTTTTAAGCTGTATAACCTAATTCGCTATCAGCTAGTAACCTTAAGCACTCTTTATTGTAATGTTTGGAAGTTTTATAGATAAGAAAAATGTTGGTGACTACATGGTTACTCTGTACTACCAGTTGTTAAATGTTGACTTACGCATTTAGTTAAATGGCGAATTTCTAGGATAGGAGACCTAAGAGGATGTAATAGATATTAAAGCACGGTCGTACTTACGCACAACTAAGTTGTTGATTACTGGTGAGCGTAAACAGATTCCAAGTACTTACAAAATGTAATTTGGTGGAAAGATTTTCAGGTATTAAAATAATAATTCAATTATAGCCTATTATTAAATAGTTATAATAAATTATTTTCTTTACACGAGGTGTTATTTTTGCTATTATAGTTATAGGGAAACAAAACAAGGGATTAAAGCAATGAACCAACTAAACGAAGATTATATCTTTGAAGTGAGGAAAAAATGAAGTGGACTTAGACAATTATACCGCAAAAGGTCAATGTTAAAAAATACTTCACTTTCGGGGAGAAAATAGTAATGAAAATAGAAATAACACCTAAACAATTATACTTGATAGAACTAATTAATGAGAAGCGGGGTAAAAGAAATAAGTTATTAGCTAGTCAGTCTTCCATAGACTATTACACTAAGTGGTGGGCTGATTACGCTCTAGAAATAATAGAAGAGCTAGGAGACTTTGATTTTAGTGGGGTAGAGGTAGAGATAACAGATAGCACTAGTTCAAATTGTTATCGTTCAGAAAATTATAAAGTAACATCTCCTAGAAAGCTAGAATCAAGAGACCTAGATATACTTAGAGCTTATGATACTTTTATGGGAGGTCAGGAGGTGGGAAAGTTATACCGAGAGGAGGAGATAAACGGAAAATTTGTCTATAATCTAAAATCGGTATGTGATAGTTCAGACTAAACAAAATTATTAGAATAGTGGTTTATTTTTTAATTGACATACTGTATTAAATAATGTATACTAATTTTAGAAGGTAATAAATGATTCAAAAAGGAGACAGCATGACTATTACTAAACAAATATCAGTTATCATTAGAATTCTAAACAATTCTAGATTACACACTTGCCCTTGTGGATTTCAATGTATGCCTATGATTGTCAGTGGTAATAAGTTTACGTGTCCAGAATGTGAAAATGAAAGCGAGATTCAATAATGATAGAATTATTTGTATACATTAACGGCTTTGTTATTGTAACAATAATCGGTATTGATATGTTGATGAATAGTAAAAGGAGAAGATAGTGAAATATGTAATTGCGCCACATAAAGGATACTGGGCAGTATGGGAAGATGTTGACAATTGGAAGAAGTGTAACCCTATTAGTGATCTTTATGTGGATTATATGGGGGCATTCCAATGGTTATTAACAAAATAGTTATTGACGCAGTGTATAAAGTATGATATAATTATGTATAACCTAAAAAAGAGGACAATCATGGAAAAATCAATACTCGAAAAAATACAAAAACTTTTAAAACTAGCCGAGTCGTCAAATGAGAATGAAGCAAAACTAGCAATGACTAAAGCGCAGGACCTCATGTTGAGACATAATATCAGTATGCGTAGCGTTGAAAACCATGATAGTGAATATATCAATGAAACTTCAGACACTTTTAAAAGAAAGCCCGAAAATTCGGACTATATCAATAACATTTTAAGAAAATACTTTTTTATTGAGATAGTAACATCTAAAAGACATGGGGGTTCATTTTTTAATTATATAGGTGAAAAAAATAACGTTAATACGGCTATTTATATGAGAAACTTTATAACTGATACTTTTAAAAGGTTGTGGTTAGACTACAAAAAAGAGACTGGGGTAAGTGTTAGGTCTAAAAGTTCTTTCATGTATGGATTACATCAAGGTTTTTGTGAGAAGTTAGAAGAACAACGACAAAACGTAGAGCAAGAAACAGGACTAGTACTTGTAAACGACCAAAAAGCAACCAACAAAATGAATGAATTATTTTCTAAATTGTCAAAGGGTAGGGCTTCAAAAACTACTATTAGGGATTGTCAAGCTGTTAATAGTGGTGTAAGACAAGGTAAAAAGATTACAATATCAGCAGGTGCACTAAAATAGTTATTGACATACTATAACACACTGTGTTATACTTAGGTAAGGGAGTAAAAGGTGAACTACAAAAGAAAAGACATTGATCTAGCTTATAGTAATATTAGAACTATTATTGATAAGCTCATGATACGATATCAGGTTAATTTTAAGCCCTCTAGTAATGCTCCTAGTACTTACAAGGCTATGCGCTCTAAAAGAGACGAGAACGGCTATTTCGTTGTTTACAACGGTGGTGATCATGGACTACTAGGTGAGGACTATAATATTAAGTTTAGAGCCCTACATGACTTTATGCATTACAAGCATAATTTAAGTTTTAAATTTGAAGATGAAAGAAAATTGTCCGATATAACAATGATAACTTTTAGTGAAATGGCATGGGGTGAACTAAACATTACAGCTTGGCAGACTCATTGCATTCGACAAGTTATAGATAGGGAAATAAGAGGACAAATTGATTATTTTGAAACAAGAGGTCACTATGTACCTAATCAAAGTGTGTTTATTTTAGACCACTTCAACTTATAAACAAAAGGAATTTACATGAAAAAACTAATCGCATTGGCTACTCTAGTTTTACTAACAAGTTGCGGGAAAGACATTTCAGTTATTGAAACTTTTAAAACTCAAGATTTCGAAGGTTTCTATTTTTGCGACAATCAATCAAGTTTAGAATTACTAGTTGATTTTAACAATAGAGTGACATTTGAAACAAGCGGTCAATCTCTTAATACCGTTAATCCAGTTAACGACACACTAGGGACACATCCAACAATTGGAGAAAGGGATTTATTGATGGCTAACAATAAACTAATAGTTACACCTAGAAACTACAACTATAATTCAGCCACACACGATATCGAAGAGGACATTGGTGGGTCCGACATCAATGGTAACAGACGCACGGACTTAGAGGTAGTTTTGGTTAAAGAAAAGGAAGTGAACATTACTATCAGCATTTTTGCTAATGCTGTAAATTCAAATGTCAATAATGTTGTAGTAAAAAGAACAATTAATTGTAAAAAATAAGTTGACAATAATAACGCATAGTGTATAATTAAAGTAAGTCAAAAAGGGGGTATTTATGGCATCACAAAATTATCTAAATACTCAAGAAGGTGAAACTACGGAATTGGTTCAAATTTTCCTACCTACCATAGATACCCCCCCTTCTATTTCTCGTTTACATGAGCTGAGGATGACGAAAAGAGTAATGGACAAAGTAAAGAAACAAAGCGAAACATTTTATAGATATAACGACAAGGAGAATGTAGCATGAAAGGATTAAATAGTCAGAATTTTTTCTATTTAGGATTACTAATTGGTTTATCTATTTTAATAATTATGCAGGAGCTACTGGAATGGTTTATTGGATAACAAAACATTTAATTTTATTGTACTTTTTAATTTTTATAATCAATCAAGCTTAATAGGAGCATAACATGGCAGATAAAAAAGGGAACACTGGTTACAGGAACACTGGTTACAGGAACACTGGTGACATGAACACTGGTAACTATAACAATGGTGACAGTAACACTGGTAGCTGTAACACTGGTTACAGGAACACTGGTAACATGAACACTGGTAACATGAACACTGGTAGCTGGAACACTGGTAACATGAACACTGGTAGCTGGAACACTGGTAACTGGAACACTGGTAACTATAACACTGGTAGCTGTAACACAACAACACCTAATGTTAGATTATTTAACAAAGAAACAGACTGGAAATTTACGGGGACGAAGTACGCATCTTTTTTGAATAAAATTTATAAATACCAATGTAATCTTTGTAGGTGGGTATATAGTAAAGACATGACACTTGAAGAGAAAAGGGACCATAAGACACACGAAACTACAGGAGGTTATTTAAAAGTGTTAAAATCTAAATACAACGAAAAAGAAGTCTCAAAAGAGGACATTGATTACTTTGAAAGTCTTCCTAACTTTTGTCCTAAGATACTAGAGGAGACTACTGGAATTGTATTAAATAAAACCAAAACAATAGAAATTGACGGAGAGACCATTGAAATTAGTCTAGATAGTTTTAATCAATTAAAGAAAAGTTTACTTAAATAGGAGAAGGACTATGCGTCAAGTTGTATTTACAGAATTTTTTATCTTTTCAGCACATAAAAAGGGACTCTCGGTAAACGAGAATCATAAGAGGTCTAGAGAGCTTTGGAATGTTTTAACAGATTTAGGTGTCAACTTTGTTAACGTGGGAGGATGTTATAAAGACGATAAACAACAATCAATTATGTTACTAGACGGGAATGAGGAAACTGTAAAAGAGCTATGCGGCTTATATGATCAAGAAAGCTACTTGCATAGAAGTGCGGATAACTCCGTTTTACTTAAAATGTTAGAAGGGGAAATTATAGAGTTAGGAGAACCATTGGTAATAACTCAAAATGAACTAAACGATTTTGAAAGTTACACAATTTTACCTCAAAAAAATGGCACTAATCTGTATTTTACTTTTAAAAAGGTACAATAAAGGTTGACAAGTAATGACACATAGTGTATACTTAGGTAAGGGAGATGAGAATGAACTACAGCAAGAACATTGAAAATATCTTTAAGCAAGCAAAACCTTATCAGATCGCTCAAGGCAAAAATTGGTATAGACAAGCTAATGCGTTTTGTGAAGAAATTTCACAAAGTCATAATTTGCCTACTTGGAAAGTGGCGTTAATTGTTTCTGCATTGTCACCTAGAAATAAATGGCATAGAAATAAACTAGACGCTATCAATCTAATTGAAAAACAATTAGACGGGAAGTATTCAACTTTTAATTCTAATAGAGATAAGGCTATCAATATTCTAGGTTGTGAGAATATATTACAAGGGCTATCTCTACTAGGTAAAGGTAAGAAAACACGAGCTTTCTTTTTTAACATCTATAACCCAAAAAGTAAGGTTGTTTGCGTAGACTCGTGGGCGTGTAGGATAGCTGGACATCCAAAAGACTCACCTACTCCTAAGCAATATGACGTTATAAGTGACGCATATAAAAAGGTAGCAAGTAAGTTTAACATGACGGCTAGTGAATTACAGGCAATTACTTGGTGTGTATTTAGAGGAGCTGCGGCATGATGATATTTTTAACATGTAACGATTGTAACGAAGAGGTAGAGGTCTATTGTGATGGTGACGGTCCTATGATGTGTCCAGAGTGTATGAGTATTGATAACTTTAGTGAGGTGGATTATGAATAAACGAGAACAATTAAAAAAAGAATTAAAAGGTAAATTTTTTACAGTAGTATTCACTAAGAAAAACGGCACACTTAGGAAAATGAATGCAAGACTTGGTGTTACTAAACATTTAAAAGGTGGCAGTAAGTCTTTTAATGACGCTGATTTTAATTATCTAACAGTCTTTGACCTACAAAAGAAAGCTTATAGAACTGTAAACCTAAACACTGTAAAAAAGATAACCTGTAAAAAAGACTTGACGCATCTTGTTAATTAGGATATAATATAAATAGGAGGTAATTATGAACTTAAACGAAAAAGATTTTAAATTAATTATCAAAAGCTTAGAACTTCTTACAAAAGAAGCCGACAGTCAAAAAAGCAAACAATACATAGTAGAACTTAGGGATTACTTTTCGAATGCGCTTTGTGATATGTTACCCCTAGAAACAACTAAAGAAGATTGTCCAGACTATAATAGACTAACAGTAGAGGAGAGTAACAAATGAAATACCAAACTTCAGAAAATAAACTAATACAGTCACAGAAAACTATGTCGGTAGAGTTGAGCCTTAATGACACAAAAAAGGCTATTGAACTTCTTTACTCTCAATACAGAAATCCAATTAGAACTACCGTACAGGAAATTGTATCCAATGCTTTTGATGCGATGACGCAATCTGGCAAGGAAAATGTGCCTATAAAAATACAAGTACCTAACGAAATAAATGACTTTATGTTTGGTGTTAGGGATTACGGCAATAGTATGGATGATCATACTATAAAAACAGTTTATATGAGAGTAAACGCTACGACAAAAGGCGCAAGTAACAATCAAATAGGAGGATTTGGTATTGGCTCTAAGACACCTTGGAGTTACACCGACACGTTTATATTGAAAACCTTTTTAAATGGAGTAGAGACTCATTACGTGCTTGTTAAGGGTAGAAATACAGTGCAAATAGGTTACAAAGGTGAGACTGAAGAAGATAATGGCACTGAGGTACTTTTTAAAACTAAAAGACAAGACGTTGATTCATTTAAGTCTGCCATTAGTCGAATTAGTTTGCTAGCTAAGACTAAACCACAAGTAAATGGACACGTTAGAAATAAAGTGCTTAACAAAATCGAAGCTTCTAGTAACATATTTTTGATTGACAATTACATTGATTCCGAGATCTCTAAGGTTTTTGTGAGTATGGGAGGAGTTTTGTATAGAATATGTCGTAATGATTTCCCACTACCTTTAATAGGTCAAATAACTACAGGACTAAAAAATTGTAATCTCATTATAACCTTACCTATTGGATCATTGATGCCACTACAGACAAGGGAGGGGTTATTCACACAAGGAGACGAGGGACAAAATAACAAAACAATACTAAAAAAAATCCTAAAATCCACTTATGATAAATTAGTAGCCCTAGAGACAAAAGAAAAAAGTAAAATTGTTGATATAGAGACCGCAATAAACTATAATGCGACGGCTAAATTTACCTTAGAACATAAAGAGTTTTCTTTTGGTAAAGTAAAGGTAAATTGTAGAAATCAAATTGACGTATCAGAGTTCAAGGTAAAAAACCTATTTAGCATTATTACAAGGAAAAGGAAGCGTTATGGACAAGGCAAAAATTTGACTGCAAGAAAAGATACTCAAAATTGGATTACCATAGGAGAGAAAACCGTCATGTTTAGTGAAGTTTCACCCAATATAGCTAAACTAAATAAAAGACTTTGCGAGATTACATATAAAGAAGACGTTGTTGTTCTTGAAAAACATTTATTTGAAAACCAAGAAACTTACGAAATGCTTAAACTTCAATTAAAAGCGATTGATGTTCTCAAGATCGAAGTGCCTAAGGTAACTAGAACTTTATCCAGTAGTTACAAGAGAGATAGTAATGAGGTTGTTTTATATAATTATGACAATAGCAGATCACATAGCGTATACCTTGACGAAGGGTTTAAATCTCCGACCATCATAAGAAAAAAAGGTGACAACAATGGTATATTTACAGCTAAACATTTAGGTGTACTTGGTTATGACGTTTATTATGTTGCACCTTCTAACTTTAAGAAATTTAAAGGTGTTAGTAATGTATTTAATGATTCGGACGTAAATGACCTAACACCATTAAGAAAGGAGTATGTTATATGTTTTGCTAACAGGGTAACTAAAAATATTCAACTACAATGGGACTCTGAAAAAATAGAGCTATTACCTGAAAATAAGAGAATCTTATTTAAAACTAAAACGACTACATTAGATCATTATAATTTCTACGGAATAGAAAAGCTACTAAAAACGAATAAATTCGATAAAGAAATGAGAAGGGAGATAAAAAGAAAAATAAGAGCTTTCAATTTAGAAAAAAAATTACCTTTAGTTGGGGTAGTAGAATCTTATGACATTGATGGTCAAATAGCTACAGAATTAAAAACCTACATAAACAATAAATTGGGAGAATAGCATGCCAACTGTATTTATTACAAATAAAACTATGACAGTTATTAACAAAGGTAAAATAGAAATAGTAGATTTGAATACTGATCTAGGTAAGGAATGTTTAATTGCATATCAAGATGATGACATTGATGATATTATTTTTATGATAAACGAAGATAAAATTTTAGGAGATGATGTAGAAGAATCAACAACCGGAAACATATTAATAGAAGGGGTAGAGTTAGAAGTTGACCTAGCTAACAAAGTTCGACAATTTAAAAACGAAAACGTTCCTTTTGATCACCTTCTAAAGTTCGCGGAAAGGGTAAAAGATAACCCCTCTTTTAACAGTAGGAAGATGCTGTATAAGTTTTTAGAACATAACGGTCATCCTATCACAAAAACAGGGACTTTTCTTGCTTATAAAAAGGTTACGCATGATTTTAAGGATTTACATACTAAATCTTTTGATAATTCAATTGGTAACGTAGTAGAGATGGATAGGAATCTAGTAGATGATAATCCGAATAATACCTGTTCTAGTGGGTTACATGTTGCATCTTTTGGGTATGCAAAAGACTTCGGAAATGGTAAGCTACTCTTAGTAGAGGTTGCTCCAGAGGACGTAGTCAGCGTTCCAGTAGACTACAAAGGCACAAAGATGAGAACTTCTAGGTACACCGTGTTAAGTGAAGTTAACGAAGAATTAGACGGTCTAATAGTGGAGGATCGCGACGAATCATTTGAAGAAGATTGGAGTATTGACTATGATGGTAGTTTGTATTGGTGAGGAGTAGAAATGAAATGGATATTTTTAATTGTCACAATTAGTACTTTAGCTAGCGAGGTCTGTTACGAAGTGACTTGCACAAGAGTAACTAATGGTGTAACTTTATACACAACAGCATGTAACTACTGTCCGATAGGTTGGACACAAGAATAGGAGAGATATGAGAACTTTTAAGAAATACGCTAACAGAAAGCTTTATAGCACTCAGGATAGTAAGTATGTAAACCTTACTCAATTGTACAATGAAGTAAAAGGCGGAGTGACCGTTATCGTTACTGAAAATAAGACTGGTAGGGATGTTACACTAGAGACTCTAAAACAGGCTGTAATGCGTTGTAAACCTATGAGCTTAGATAGTGTAGAAGAATTAATTAGAAACGATTAGGAGGCATAATGAAGTACGCTGAGAGCACATTGATGTTACAGTCTATATTAGATAAACTCATTATGGACCATAATGTGGATACTGAACTAAGAGCTGACATTGATGGATATCAAGTTGCTATGTTTGATTATGAAACTCAAGAAATGTTGGCTAGTTTTAGTGGTGAGGATGAAAAAGAACTAATAGTTAACATGGCACTAGGTAATTTCATTGGCAGAAGAAGACTTTCATGGTAGTGTTATATGTGTTTTTACTTGTAGTACTTTCTTGGTTATTTTCGGTTCATCATGTGGAAAGAGCACATAAGATAGTGGAAAGGTGTAGGATAGAAAGAACATCTAGGTATAGAAAGTTAAAAAAAGAATTGTTTATAGAAAGAGAACATGTTAAACTACTAGTGAGTTCAGCAGCAAGGAGAGTGAAGTGATAACAATAAGAACACA